TGGTCCTGCAGGACCTTGTGTACCTTGAGTTCCTAAACCTGTGGTTCCTTGAGTTCCTTGGGTTCCTTGAGTTCCTTGGGTGCCTTGAGCACCTCGTGCACCGCCTTGACCAGGACCCACGATAACATTTGTCCCTTGAAGAACGTTGCACTGGCCACAACCACAACCAACTACATGTCTAACTCGTGTCATACGGTTGCCTCTCTAGTCACAAACATGGCTCCTCGCATGTAGGTTTGTTCGTACCCTGAATCATCTGTTGCTTTTGCTTGAATATCCCANAAACAAAGATCAGGAAGAGCCTCTGTTTGTGAACCAGTTAAAGTTAGTAGTAATTTAGTTGTATCTCCATCAACAAATGCAATGTCAAATGCTGTAAGAGGAATACCATCACCAAATTGCATATGAATTTCTGAGCGCCACGTGTAGGCAGTCACATCAAAAGCAAATTGTAATGTAACTTCAAATGAGTCACCTTGGTATGCGGTAAGATCAAATGTTGGAACATCTGATGGGAATTGTTGCGCACCATATGTAGGCATTGGAAGAAGCGCTCTTTGAGGCATACCACGATCATCTACTTCTTGAGGAAGATAAATTGGAATATACCGATTACTAAACTTAGCAATACGACGAAGTTGAAACACATCGATTTTGTAAAGGCCGATACCCAACTGTGAACACAATTCAACGTACTGAGCCTTACGCTGTTGAGTCATGTCCATCAATTGACGATAACGCTCAGAACGAGGAATCTGTACACCATCAGGAGCGGTAATATCAATATCAAATGCGGCATCGTTAGCCAGGGTGTAGAGAGATAATGTAGCGGCATAAACAACCACTGGGTACTCTTCAACACCAGGAAGATTGGTGATAGTTACTCCACGACCATATGGGTCTGCGTGGTTTTTTGTATGCTGGTTAAACGCATCAGTAATAAAATTACAGATCTCGTTATTAGTAAAGTAACGATAGTACGTTCCAGCCACAATGATTAGTTGCCCAGCAGTAGGTGTGACATCCAGTGTTAGGTAGCCAGTCTCTTCCTCAATCAAGGCGGCGTTTGAGACGTCTATGCCATTGACGTGAACAATAAGATTTGCCCCATCTACAGGAGAGTATGGGATGAGGTAGCGGTTTGTGATTCCGTCCGCTGTGGTCTGATAGACAAATGACTTGCCGATATCGCCTATTTCAGAACGAAGGCGTTCCGCAAGACTGGATAACGTAGCCACAAAACCTCCGAAAACTGGTTGGCGTAATCATCTCGCGTTATTGAAAATAAATACGCATAAAAAGGCCCAACCCCCAACTGGGAGGAGGGCGGGAACCAGTTGAGGGTCGGACTACTAGCGACGGCTTAGTTTGGCCGCCAAATGTAACCAAGGTCTTCGAGATAATTTGCTAGGTCTGGAGATACGCGGTATTTAACTCCTGCTTTAAAAGACAGGTGGTTTCCGACTCCGTAAGTCATATCATCAATATCAGTAACTGTACGAATGATTACTGAGTTATTGGCTGTAGTGACTCCGACGTTCTCAATCTCGTCAAGAACAATTGGTGCTGCTGCATTCGTTGGATCGAATACGTTCTTTTCTAGTGTTTCTGCCTCAACCTGAGCCGCAATTGAAATCTCGTCTTTACGGTCCTGAAGTGCTTTTGCATTCTTCTTTGCTGCTTGTTCAGCAGCGCGTCCTGTTGCGTCCAATGGACTTGTAGGTGTATTTGCCACGGTGTATTTCTCCTAAGTTAGTTTTGTATTAATGATGGCTGTGGGCCAAAGAAGGAGTATGACCCACAGACATCGGGTAAAGCGTGTCTTAGTTTGTGTAAACCTTGACGATAGCCTGATCGGTGATTACACCGAGGCCCCAGATTGCGTACCAAGCAAGAGCGTGCTCACGACCGAAGTCGAGAACGCCACCATCGCGGAGTTCAACTGGAAGAGCGATAGCGTGACCAAAAGCGTTGTCACCAATCATGATTGACTCATAAACTGTTGCAGACGCTGTTGAGTCTGATCCACCTGCTGGGTATGGTGATGTTGAACCTTCTGGGTTTCCACCTTGACCAGGAGCAGTGTTAGCCTTTACAGGAACATCAGTCTGGTATGAAGGAGCACCAACAGAGGCTGTGTAGTCAACAACAGATGAAGAAGCGAACTGCTTGACCTGTGTTGTCTCAATGAAGACTACGTCGTAGAGACGGCCGATTTCACCGAGCATGAAGTTACCTGGAGCAGCGTACTTTGTAACTTCGATGAACTCTGGGTTCGAACGAATGTCACGAGACTGCTTTGGGTGGATGAACTGGACGTAAGTCTCGCCTAAGCGTGGGATGTTCTTACCAGCAAGAGTAAGAGCAGCATCCTTAACAGCGCCTGTTGACAACTTGAAAGCACCAGTAAGATCAGCGATCTTTGTGCCCTTTGTGCCTTCGTTGTACCAATCATTAACACCCTGGAGTGATGAACGGTCATATCCGAAGACAGCAGATGTCGCAGCAGAGAGTGTGTTGCGAGCCTGGATGTCGAGGTACTGAGCCATGTGGCGGCCAAGTAGACGTGATGCAGAAGCCATGATGTCATCAAATGATGAATTCAAGAGCAACTCAGAGACAGCAACGCCGTAACCCTGTTCTGCAACTGTGATTGCAATCTGCTCTGCTGTGAGAGCATTTGTTGTCATACGAACACCTTCTGTAAGAGGTGTTGGATCGACAGCGAAGTTCTTGTAACGTAGGAAGTTCACACGAAGACCAGGTGCAACACCTAGTTCAGTCTTCTTAACTGCAAACTGCTCGAAACGAAGAATTGGCATTGCCTGGAACAAGATCTCCTTGGACCAGATTGTTTGAATTGCTTGGTTAAGGCTTGAGTTTGAGCCTGAATAAGCGGTTGGGGCTCCTGCGAGTTGTGAGGAACCTGTAATTGCTGAACCAGCCATTTATGGCAGTCCTTTCTGTAAGTTGTTGGGGGGAATTAACCGAACAGTCCCTGACCGCGATTATTGGCTGCTGTGCCGAGTAGTTTGGCGCGTTGCTTCTGATATTCTGCCATGTCCATGCCGCGAATTCCTTCGGGCGTATACGATTGTTGTCCCATTTCGTTATCGAGAGGTCCTGAGGCAGGCGCCGTAATACGGGTACCTACCATCTGTTGCTTGCTTGCTTGAACTGTCTGCATCACATCTTGCATAATTCCTGCGGACTTATCCTTGAGTGTCGCAATACTTTGTTCAATTTCATCTGGAGTATTACCGCCGATTAGATCAATCAGTTGAGGCACGATTGAATCGCGCTCTTCATCAAGCCGTTGTGAACGGTAAGCCATCAAATCTTGGAACTTACGTTCCTGATCTAGGAGAGCAATAGCACGTTCTCTTTCAAGACGTTCAGTATCAATCTGAGCCTGAAATTCTTGCTCCTTCTTAGCGAGGAGTTCTTTAAAGGTGAGTTCTTCTTCATCCTTCTGCTTTGCTTTCTCTAATTTTTGTGCTTCACGCTCAGCAGCCTTTGCTGCTTTGCGTGCGACTTCTTCTTCGCGTTCCTTTTTAAGGGAAGCGAGTTCTTCAGCCATCTTTTCCATCTGTGGATACAACTTTGCCTTCTCTTGTGCGCGAGCCTTTGCAAGGTCATCGGCAGTAAATCCTGGCAATGGTGCTTCATTTACTACTGGAGGAACTGGAGCAATTGGCTCTGGTACATCCATCACTTCTTGATTATCGGCCATTATTGGTCACCTATTTTTCTTGTTTGATTGTCCGTATGCCTTGCGGCGTGTCCCTGGGTTCTTACAAGACTATTGCATTACATAATGTCGCAATTGTCTCGATATACTCTGATTTATTATCAGAATTCTAGTTGTCGTTGCGGTCAACGTTTCTGCGCTGCACTTGTTTAGTGCCGTAGGCGTCTTCCACTAACTGCTGACGAATTGCCCCTTCGCTATTCTCTTCAAGGCCTTCGTTCATCTGCTGTTCTGGATCTTTGACACTCTCTGGTGTTTCAGGTCCAAGAATTCCATCACCCATGACGTCTCCGTCACCAAGTTGAGTTGGCTGCATAGGGATAGCAGAAGTTCCATCAGGACCAGGCATCATGCCAGTCATATCCATAATCTGCTTCTGAATCTGAACCTTAAGAAGTTGTAGGGCGCCATCGGCTTTAGCATCTTCTTTAAGTTCGTCACGAATCTCACGCAACTTCTCTTCTGGGAATTCTTCTCCTAGAGTACGAAGAGCGCCTTCCTTAGACTCAAGACCAGCGGCCATCTTTGCCTGCACTTCATTTAAGACGATTAACTTGTCAAGAGGAAGTGGAGGTGGGAAGTGAACATAGTTCTGGTAAGTAAGTGGATCGTTAGGATCAAGAACAGTAAGTTGATCTGGCTTAATTGGCCCATCAATTTCTGGGTTATACATAAACGTTTCTGGTTCTTTGAGCGCCAGATTACGAAGGATAAGTTCATTGATGCGTTCGATGCCCTTGCCGTATTGAATGACCTTCTGTGAATAACGGTTCATCAATGGCTGGTATTGGATTGAAAGTGCAACACCTGAAGTATTAGAGATAGGTTGAACTTGACCAAGAGCAGATTCTGGGACGTTCATAATTTCATGCATTGAGCGCTTAAGAAGTTCTAGGTATTGAAGAGCGCCGTTGATTCCCTCAGCACCACCATCAAGGTTAAATACCTGAGCGTCTTTTGGAAGACCGCCCCAAACCTTGCTTGCACCCTTTTCTAGATTTGATGCTTTAGCACCGATGATGACTGTAACTGGTGCTGCGTGGTAGTTGATGATGTCAGCAACATCTGTTGCAATTTCATTGTATGTACGGTTAATGGTGATGATGTCTTGGCAGTCTGCAAGACCCCAAGGAGAACCAGTAACTGGAATATTAGGAATGTGTACCACTGGAATTAAACCGAGTGGGTTTGGACGTGAGTCGATCAACTCATCGTTGATGTACTCCTCAATCATGTCATCTGTAAGGATTTCAGTGTAAGTAAATACTTGACGTGTTCCTTCTAGTGATGTGCCCCAGAAGCGGTACTTCTGCTTAAAGCGCAGAAGACGTGTGCGATCATGGGGATGGAACTCAGGGAATGCAAATGATGAGTTCATAGGAAGGACACGAACACGACCAGGATGGAAGTGTCCTGCAGAGTCTGTCCAGGCTTCTTCGTAAGCGACCTTTACAAAACAGTCACCTGTTACTCCGCCTTGTTGCGCCATCTCAAGGAGGATGCGCTCTTTATCGTTATCTACTTCCCATACACGCTCTAAGCGTCCAGGAACAATTGCTTCCGTTGCTTTAGGGGAACGAAAGTTAANGCCCTTACCAAATGTAAATCGCGCAATGTAATCTGTAAATGCACGATAGTAATTCATCGTCATCTGTGCTTCGCCAGTTTCGCGGCGATAACCCCATTGATGACCTAAGTACATCGCAAAGTTAAGCGAGTAACGATTTAGTCTAGGACCATGGACTTCAAATTCTTCATCAGCAAGTTCGACTAATCCCAATGGAGAAATAGAGATCGTTAAATCAGATGATGCCGCTCTGTATGACGATGGGGAGAAGTCAAGATATGACATTACTTACCTTTATTCTTTTCTTCTTTTTTATCAACTGGTTTACGTTTTTTAGACTCAAATTTCTTTTGAGCAATNTTTAATCTACGATCTTTTTCGTGGGTCTCAATAAACTGCCCACCAAGTTCAATGTAGCGCTTGTGTACCCANGCACTTGCTCCAGGAGATGGGTATGTCGCGTACTTAGCGCGTGCTTGTGCAATGATCATTTGGTACAACTTTGGATTGCCTGGTTTTTGCACTTCATCTCCTCCCTAGATAACCCGATAGCCCCCACACTAATATGAGGGCTAAACGGTGTCTGTCTAAATTAGTCGTTTACGACAGTTGCAGATTGACGCTGTGTGCGTCCACCTGAACGAGCGACTGTCTCAATGGTTGCTGCTGAGTAGTCGTTCATTGTGCCGTGTGCAAACTCTCCGAGGAATGTTGGTGCTTCAACCCATGAGGCTGAACCAACGTGAGCACGCTCTGCCATTGTCTCGGCAGCGGACTTCTCCCATACTGGAGCATTGCGGTTTGGGCGACCAGGTGCTGTAGCAGCGCCCTGCATCATGCCCTTTTGAAAATCATTTGGAACGTCAGTATCGGTTGCGATACCTTCTTCAAAGCGAAGTGGGCCACGACGTGTTGCGTTGCCTGCACCCTTCATCTCGTAAACCTGTGGTGCACGCTCTGGGAAGCGTGGTGCTGGTGAAATTGTCATTATGACTCCTTAAGGATATGTACGGAAAGGCCTTTTCCTAGAACATAGTTTCCACCCTTTTTAGGGGGTTGTGTGGTCTAACTAAAGAATGGATTAGAAGAGATGACTACCTCTGGCATAACTAGGTCTTGCGTAAGACTGCATGCGATTGCCAAAGAGTCTGCAAAGTCATCGTGAGCGTAGGTCTCGTCGGGGGCAGCCGCTGAAAAGTTAGGTCCTTTAAACTGCACTTCAAGGTCGGTCATCTGCTGATAAAAACGCTTCCATGTACGCAATCTGCGAGTTTTTGCATGGGCAGGCCAAGTAATAAGTTTGCGTTGGATAAGAGCCTGCAGATGTTTCCATCGCTTTGATTGTTCTGATTGACTAGATGTGAGGGCTACAACACGAGAGCGAGGAAGTAGAAGAGTAAGACGTTGGGCTACCGCATCTCCTACACCATTGCCATCAACTCCAGCAACGAGTACGTCGTAGTTAGAGAGGAAGTTAACGATCTGAAAATACTGCTCTTCCCAATCGGCGCCTTGTATTTCTAACCAGTTAAGAACTTTGTGTTCAAAGTAACCAAACTCATCGGGGCGATCCCAGTCAACCCACACAACAGTAACTACCGTTGAGTCAGTCTTACGGGCTGGATCAATG